CCCTGACGACAGCCGAGATGCCGGCCCACACCCACAGCGCCATCACCCAGGGGTCGTATGTCGGCACCGGCTTCGGTGGCGGCAACAGCCAGGGGCGACCGGGGCAGACCGGATCCTCCGGCAGTGGCGGGGCGCACAACAACCTGCAGCCCAGCGCCGTCGTGCGCTGGCTCATCAAGGTGTGAATGATCGGTCTCCGCCTCAACCAGACCAAGGCTGGCTTCTTCGATCGGGCGGCGGTGATGAACGCCACCACGAAGGCCGAGCGGCAGGTGCTCTCGCGCTTCGGCGCCTTCGTGCGCCAGCGGGCACGCACCTCGATGAAGCGGCGGAAGACTCCATCGCCCCCTGGACAGCCGCCTGCGGCGCATGTCGGCCTCCTGCGCCAGCACCTCTACTTCGCCTGGGACGGCCAGCGCCGCTCGGTGGTCATCGGCCCGGTGCTGCTCAACCAGAAACAGGGCGATGTGCCTCCGCTCCTGGAGTACGGCGGGCCGGCGGTGCGGGTGCGCTTCGGCGAGCGCCGTCGCGTCCTCTACGCCCCGCGACCCTACATGCGCCCGGCCTTCGCGGCCGAGCAGAAGTCCCTCCCGCCCCTGTGGCGCAACTCCATCCGCTGATCCATCCCCTCGGAGAATCCCATGGCTCTCAAACTCGGCATGCAGGCCAAGCTCTACTACAAGACCGGCGGCGTCGCGACGGCCGGCGCGTGGACCGAGTTGGGTAACATCAAGGATCTCACCCTGTCACTGGAGACCGGCGAGGCAGATGTGACCACCCGCGCCAACGCCGGCTGGCGTGCAACGGTCGGCACGCTCAAGGAAGGGTCGGTCGAGTTCGAGATGGTGTGGAACACCGGCGACCCCGGCTTCACCGTCATCAAGAACGCCTTCTTCGCCGGCAGCGCCATCGGCCTGGCGATCATGGATGGCGAGATCGCCACCGCTGGCAGCCAGGGCCTGCAGGCCGACTTCTCGATCACCACCTTCTCGCGCAACGAGGCGCTGGAGGAGGCGATCACCGTGTCGGTGACCGCCAAGCCGACCTACTCCACCGTCGCGCCCACCTGGGCGGTCATCTCGTAAGGAGGCGCACCCATGCCCAGCTACACCGACGCCCACGGGCGCGCCTGGTCGGTCGAGATCACCGTTGCCACGCTCAAGCGCGTCCGCGCCCTGGCCGGCGTGGACCTGCTGGAGGCGGCGGGCGGTAGCCTGCTCGACCGCCTGGTCGCCGACCCGGTGCTGCTCGCCGATGTGCTCTACGCCGTGGTCAAACCGCAGGCTGATGAGCGAAAACTCACCGACGAGGATGTCGGCCGCGGTCTCACCGGCGATGCCATCGACCACGCGACCAGCGCCCTGCTCGACGCCTTCGTCGCTTTTTTCCCGAGTCCCCGTCGGCGCATCCTCGAGACAGCGCTCGCCAAGCTGGCGGGGTGGCGGCAGCAGGCGCTGCAGGCGGCGCAGGCCCGGCTCGACGATCCGGCTCTCGATGCAGCGGTGACAGCCGCCCTGGCGCGGATGCCGGCGCCGCCTGGCGCCTCATCTGGCAATGCGCCGGTATCTGTGGGGTCGATCCCGCCGGGCTGACCCTGCGCGAGCTGGCGGCGATGGCCGCGGCCAGACAGCAGGAGCGCTGGGACCACACCGCCAGCCTCCTGGCGCTGCTCGCCAACCTGCATCGCGATCCCCGGCGGCGGAAAGCCTACGCCCCGGCCGACTTCCATCCGCTGCGCCAGGCGGCGCGGCCGGCACCGCTGCCCGACCTGTCCATCCTCAAGGCCGTCTTCATCGACGGTCGCACCCCACCGGAGGCCCGATGATCCGCATGCTCGCCGTCCTCCTGCCGGTGGCCCTGCTCCTGGCCGGATGCTTCAGCCAGTCGCGTTCCGAAACCACGAAGACCGACCGCATCACCTTCCAGGCCCAGGTACCGGTGCCGACCGCCGAGGGGGTGAAGATCGTGCCGGTATCCGGCACCATCCGCCGCATCGGCACCGAGCAGGAGGAGACCCATGCCGGACCCGACACCGAAGCAATCACGCAGGCGGTGGCGCAGGGGCTGGCTGCCACCGGCGCACTGGCGACCGGCGGTGGCTTCCCCTGGTCGAATGTCCTGGGCGGAATCGGTGCGGCCCTCACCGCTGGCACGACCGGTTACCTGGCGCTGAAGAAGCGCGAGCAGATGCGCGGGCCGTCGCCCGGCGCCAAGCGGGAGGCGACCTGACATGGGCGCCTCCGCCTCCGGCATCCGCGCCGGCAAAGCCTATGTCGAGCTGACTGCCGATGACCGCCGCCTGGTCGCCGGGCTGCGCAGCGCCCAACGCCGGCTCCAGGCGTTCGGCGCTGTGGTGCGCCAGCTCGGCACGCAGATGCTAGCCCTGGGTGCCGGCATCGTTGCACCGCTGGCGCTGGCGGCCAAGAGCTTCGCCGATGCGGGCAGCCAGCTTGCTGACCTGAGCGGCCGCACCGGCGCCTCCGTCGAATCCCTGTCGGAGCTGGGCTACGCCGCCGGGCAGACCGGCGCGGGGCTGGAGGACATCGAGAAGGCGATGCGCGTGCTGCAGAAGACCATCACCCTGGCGGCCGATGGCTCGGACGGCGCGGCCGAGGCCCTGGCGCGGGTCGGCCTGTCGGCAGCGAGCCTGCAGGACCTCAAACCCGAGGCCCAATTCGCCGCTGTGGCGACGGCACTGCGCGGCATCGTCGATCCCGGCGAGCGGGCCACGGCGGCGATGATGCTGCTGGGCAAGTCCGGCACAGCCCTGCTACCGATGATCCAGGATCTGGAGTCCCTGCGCGACGAGGCCCGTCGCCTTGGGGTGGTCATGTCCACCGCCCAGGCCAAGGCCGCCGACAGCCTGGGCGATGCCTTCGACCGGGTGATGACCAGCGCCCGCGCCGTCGCCAACGCCCTGGGCGAGGCCCTGGCCCCCACCCTGGAGGCCCTGGCGAACGAGGTGGTCGGCTTCCTCACCGGCCTGCGCCAGTGGATCAGCGACAACCAGGGGCTGGTCGTCGCCCTGCTCACGGTCGGCGCCGCCATCGCTGGCACCGGCGTGGCCCTGCTCGCCCTCGGTCTCACCGTCGGCAGCATCGCCGCGGCCCTCTCGGGCCTCGCCACCCTGGCCTCGGTTGCCGGCACCGCCCTGTCGGCCCTCGGTGCCGTGGTGGCCGCGGTGTTCACGCCCATCGGCGCCCTCATCGCCGGCACCATCGTCGGCGCGACCGCCCTGGGCGCGGTGCTGGTCACCCAGACCCAGACCGGACAGCAGGCCCTGGGCCTGCTCGGCCAGGGCTTCCAAACCCTGGCCGATGATGCCGTGGACGCCTGGGGTGGCATCGCTGATGCCCTGGCCTCGGGCAACATCGGCCTCGCGGCCCAGATCGTCTGGGCGACCCTGAAGCTCGAGTGGGAACGCGGGACCAGCTTCCTACTCAACCTCTGGGACGCGGCGATCACCGGCTTCGCCACGCTCTTCGCGGGCGCCTGGTACGGCATCCAAGACATCTTCTGGAGCGTGGTCTATGCCCTGGCCGATGCCTGGGACTGGGTGGTAGGCGGCATCACGAAGATGTGGAACACGACCGTCGGCTTCATCGCCAGCAAACTGGGATGGCTGCTGGAGAAGATCGGCATCCTCGATGAGGGCGTGCCGCTCGCCGTCGAACAGGAGACCGGCCAGCGCAACGCCGCGGTCGATCAGCAGCGGCAGCAGCGCAGCGGTGCTCGCCAGCAGGCGCTGTCCGACCTCGACAGCGAACGCCAGGCGGTGCTGGCCGGCATCGACCAGGACCTGGTCGAGAAGGTCACCACCCGCGACCGCGGCGTGGATGCTGCCCGTGCCGAGCTGGATGCCGCTCTCGCCGAGGCGAAGCAGGCGCGCAGCGCGGCCCGCGCCCGGGCCAGCGGACCCATCACCGGGGCCGACCCGATCCCGGTCGAGATGCCCGACCTCGACGCCCTACGCTCCAGCCTGGACCAGATACCGACCACGGTTGATGCCGAAGCACAGCAACTCGATGTCGCCGGCTCGTTCACCGCCACCGCCATCGGGCAGTTGGGCCTGGGCGACACCAGCACCGAGCGCACCGCCAAGGCGACCGAGGAGACCGCCAAGAACACCCAGCGCATCGCCCGCGCCCTCGAGGACGGCGACGGCCTCGCCTTCGGCTGAACCTCTATGCCCGCCACCATCCACGAACTCTTCGCCGGCCGCACCGAGACTCTGGGCGCCAAGCCCAAGGCCGAGATCGCGTATGTGGTTCTCGGCGCCACCGACGAGGCGGCGGTCCGCACCCTCGCCCTGGCGCAGATCCCTGAAACCTACGAGGGTCTCAACCGCACCACCATCACCCTGGACGAGCGCCTCAACGCCACGACCTGGAAGGTGGTGGCAGCCTTCGAGTCGCCGGAACCGCAGCAGCAGGAGAACCCGGAGTCGACCTTCGCCTTCGACACCGGCGGCGGCACCCAGCACATCACGCAGTCGCTGTCCACCGTTGGGCGCTACGGGCCGGCGGCATCCACCGCCCTGGGCGGAGCCATCGGCTACGACGGGCAGAATGTGGCCGGCGTGGACATCACTGTGCCGGTGTACCAGTTCTCGGAGACGCACTACCTGGCCCCGGCCAGCGTCAGCCAGTCCTACAAGCTGACCCTCTTTGGCCTGACCGGCGCCGTGAACAGCGCACCCTTCCGCGGCTTCCAGGCCGGCGAGGTGCTGTTCCTCGGGGCCAGCGGCACCCGCCGTGGCGTCGATCCCGACGACAAGTGGGAGATCACCTACAAGTTCGCCGCCTCGCCCAACCAGAGCGGCCTGTCGGTCGGCAGCATCACCGGCATCCAGAAGCGCGGCTGGGATTACCTGTGGGTGCAGTACGGCGATGATGTCGATGCCACCGCCAAGGTCCTGATCAAGAAGCCGGTCGCGGTCTATGTCGAGCAGGTCTACCAGTTCGCCTCGTTCGCAGGGCTGGGGATCGGGTCGTGACGCTCGCCAAGGTCAGCCCCGGCCAGCCGCTGCGCATCACGGCGGACACCTTCAATGCCTTCGTCGATGCGGCTGCGGCCTACCAGGCCAGCCGCAGCTCGCGGCAGGCCGAGGGCGGCGCGACGGTGCCGACCGCCGGCATCGTCATCGTG